TCCAAGAGCGCATAAGGCTTGTTTCAGTTGAGGCAAAGGCAAAGTTGATAGACGCGCTACAAATATTGGCTGACCCTGGTGAAGGCAATTCTGCGAACACGCAGCTCAGGGCCCTGGAAATACTTGGTAAGATCATCTACCCGGAGAGGTTTGATGAGAACGCTAGGAAGCGTAAAGAAGAAGACTTGCCACAGGTCAATATTTACCTACCAGAAAACAACCGTAAAATAGACTAGGAGCGAGGAGTGAGGTGTGGTAATAAGGCCCCAGGCTGGCCCACAAGAGATGTTCTTGTCAACGTCAGCAGATGTAGCTATATATGGAGGAGCTGCCGGGGCCGGTAAGTCGTATGCGCTGCTTATGGAGCCGCTGCGGTATTGGAACAACAAGAGGTTTGGCGCTGTTTGTTTCAGACGCGAGTCGAACCAGGTATCGGCGGAAGGGGGCCTGTGGGACACCTCCTACGAGCTGTACTCGCAGTTCCCGGCGAAAGACTTGAAGTCGCCGAAGCTGCATTGGTCGTTCAGGGACGGTATGACCGTGACCTTTAGCCACATGCAGTTTGAGAAGAACAAGCGTGACTGGGACGGGTCGCAGATAGCGTTGATAATGTTTGATGAGCTTCAGCACTTTTCGGCCACACAGTTTTTCTACATGCTATCAAGAAACAGGTCGTCGTCAGGGGTCGCAGCTTACGTTAGAGCTTCATGCAACCCGGATCCAGATAGCTGGCTTAGGTACTTCCTTTCTTGGTGGATATATCAAGAAGAGGACCTGACCGAGGACACGATGCACCTGGCAGGGTTCCCTATTCCAGAGAGAGCCGGCAAGGTACGTTGGATGCTTCGCATAGGCAATGAAATATGTTGGGCAGATAGCAGAGAAGAGCTACAAATTGTTGTTGATCAGAAGTTTCCGGACGACCACTACATTGTTGCAAAGACTAGGTATGATGTAAATCCCGAGCATAAGCACCCTAAAAGCGTGACCTTTATACCGGGTAAAGCGACAGATAATAAGATAATGCTGCAACAGAATCCAGAGTATTTGTCGAACCTTTCGGCTATGATGGATTATGAGCAGAAAAGACTAAGGGACGGGAACTGGTTTGCGAGGCCTTTGGCTGGAGAGATATTTAAACGTCAGTACTGGGAAGTCATTGATGTTGCTCCACCGAGGTTCAGATTTAAACAGATTGTTAGATACTGGGACAGAGCAGGAACGTTGCCTAGTGACGTGAACCCAGACCCTGACTACACAGCGGGGGCCCTAGTTGGAATTGATGATGATGATCGCGTTTACATACTTGATATGGTCCATGGGCGGTGGGAATCCGGCGACGTAGAGAAGATCATAAGGCAGACAGCTATGCTTGATGGTATAGAGGTGCCCATAATGATTGAACAGGATCCCGGGTCGGCTGGTAAGATGGAAGCCGAATACTACGTACGAAGATTGATAGGGTTCAGCGTCGAGGCTAAGCCGAAAAGATCTTCGAAGTTGACGTACTGGAGGCCTTTGGCTGCCCAGGCTAAGATCGGGAATGTATACTTGGTCAGGTCTGAATGGACAGATAACTTTATACGAGAGGCAAGCGGGGTTACAGACGGAACACAGTCAGGGCATGACGATCAGGTTGATGCGGCCTCTGGCGGGTTTATAATGATATCGTCGAATATCAACTCTGGTGATGCAGAGGTATTTTCAAAGATTGGAGGTCTATGATGGTAGGGGCAGCTACTTACAAAGACGTTTACGAGGAGCAGTTCGCTGCTTTGGCTAAGAAATTGGACGCAGCTTATGAGTTCAGATGCGAAATGATCGACTTCATAAAAGCGCACGGCGTTGATTCGTTACCGGCTGAACATAAGGCCAGGTTGCCGAGAGACTTGAGAGACTTGTATAAACCGTGTTGGCGGACAGACAAGAAGGCTATAAAGACTCTCGTCAAGACAGCGAAAGAAATGGCGCGAAATGCGATTGCCAGGGACAAGATGGAAGAGAAATTCGCTGATAATCCTGATTTAACGTCTCTCAGTTGGTCGCAGTTTGCTAAGAAATATGATTTTGATGATTATTCGCCTAAAGATAGAGAGAAAATGAGCCGCAATAGTAAAGCAATGAAAATTATCTATAATAAGGCCAATGCTGATAAGAAGGTAGTCAGTGTCAAACAAAAGTAAGGGTATTACGTTTAAGGTACCAAATCTCGAGCCTATTGTTAGAAGAGTAGCTGGCTTTTTTAGAAGCCTTTCTGAGCTCTACGAAGATTTATATGGTATAGACTCAAGCGGAACCAATGTCGACGAACGCGCTACTATGACGAATACTCTTACAAACAATACTGTTGTAGAGTATCAGCTGAACAACAGCAAGACTGTTAACGTCACACTCACCAGAAATTTATACCGGAACAGAGACAATTCGTATGCGTTGTCAGCCCATCTTACGAAGCCGATAATTGATCCGCTTGTTACATTCATAGGCAAACCTAGATTTATAACGACAAACAAGAGATTGCAAACGGTGTACGATTCGTTCAACGTGCCATATTTTGACTCTCACAGAATCGCGATACGCGACGGTGATTGTGCGATATGGCCACAGTGGAAGAAAGACCACGTTGAGTTCTTGATTGTTCCGCCTGAAACGATACACGATATACAGGTCGATCCAGATACTAAAGAGATACTAAAATACGTGCTGAAAGAGCGAATTGTTCATTCGTACAAACAGAATGCTTACGTACACTCAACAATAACTATTGAAATCACGCCTAAAACAGTCATAAAGACAATAGAGTCAGACGAGACAATCTTTAGCAAAGTTGTCACGTCGAAAAACCCTTTTAATTTCATACCGCTAGTATTGTTCACAAACGACAAGGAACCTTTTGAGCTTAGAGGCCATTCT